TTAGATAGTTTGTCGAGGTTGCCAGATTGGCGTTTCAAGTTTGCGAAACTCATGATTTTTCCTTATAAACGGAGTATTGAAATATTAACGGATTATCCACATTGTACATAATATAACCATATTTATGCACACTCTAGGAGTGTACTTAAACTGGTGATGGTAGTCAAGGCATCTGTGTGATGTATGCCAATTCCACCTGCTTTTCTCCAATCATCGATAACGGATTTAGTGTCATCAATGATGATGGATTCTGGAGTAGCAAACTTGTATTTCAGGGACTTGCCTGGAACAAAGTTGGCTGTATAGTTGATACCATGCCGATCAAGCCAAATCGTCTTTTGGCGAGAGATAGCAACATGGCTGTCTTGTCGTGCTGTAGAAGAAAGAATTTCTACTGGAACACCTGTGGTGTTGAGGAACGATAGTAACTGCTTGGCATCAGGCATCAAGTCCAGTGTAGCAAACTGGCCAGATTTAATAAACTCATCAAAGAATTTACCAAACTGTTTCTTTTTGTCTGCTTCCTCTGGACTAATCTTATGCAATTCTTTGTATCGTTTTGCAAAGTCCGCAATTACGCCGTCCATATCTAGATAGATTTTTTCAAATTTCTGCATAATTTATTCTGTCTGCCATTTAATTTTTAACCAAACTCTTTCAATAAAGTATTGCCAAAATGCCAATACAACATGAATTGTTACTGCTTCACCTAATCCAGTCCACATAGCAGTAATCAATAGTGCGGTGATTCTGTAAGTTAGTGTTCTAACAACCGTGCGTAAATGTGTTTCATGCATGTTCTATAATCACTTCTTTCAGAATGTTTTTAAATTTCACCTTGTCATAGGTAACGAATGGTGTATACTTTTGACACTTTAAGGCCCAATTAGGCCAAACAATGTCATCACTTATCTTTCTATTCCACATGGGAAAGAAATTCATTATATCATTAAGTATAACCATCGTTTCAACTGCAATAGTACCAGACATAACTTCACGGAGAAGGACTGGATGTTGACCGTTGGTCACAATCAACATTTGTTCTGGTGCATCATTGCCTATGAGTCCTAGTATATCATTCTGGAACACATATGTCAAGCTCTGATTAATCTTTTGCCACTTCTTGTATGCATCTTCACCCTCAGGGCCGGTCATTTCACCGACCCAAGTTGAACCACCATAAACGAAATTCGCCAAATAGAAGTTACGCAATTCGTCCAGTGAATACTTACGGGACAATTTGTAGAACGAGTATTTGTCCTTCCGCTTCATAAATGTTTCTTTAGATACATTGGTCTTACCGTTGTACTTAAAGAAGTCATAAGACTTGGAAGTGAAATGCGTTTTCAGTGCATTATAAAGGGCAAAGGCCGCAAAGCCGGTACCATCAGTCATAGGGGTAACTTGGCAGCTTTCTTAATCAGGTTAACAGATTGGGCTTCTTCTTTGATTCGCGCTTTGAGATGTGAAGAAATCATGGTTGCGGCAATTTCTACCTCGATACCTGATTCTTCACAGTAATGAATGATTGCTTCCATACAATGAATTTTATACATGTCGGCAATCTCCTCAATCTTCAGAGAGAAATCACGAATTTCGTCTTTAGTAGGCATTATTTGTTGCTCATTGAATATGCAATGCACACGGCATTAGCATTCGTTTCATATGCACATTTAACAGAAATTGGATTGATACCCTTTTGGATAGCAGATTCAATGTTCTTGGACATATTGTTGCGGTCATTAATGTTGTAGATTGCAAATGCCGCAATGGACGAGCAAACTGCAATAGTGATACAAACCATAATTGTAGTAAATTCTTTATTCATATTAAATGATTCCTTTGTTTCGGTCAATGTCGTCTTTTCTACTTCTGTAAAAGATGTGTCTTCCAATTTGATCTACCTTTTCTAGTTTCCATCCAGGATGAACGTAGTCAGCGTGATAATACGTTGCACCACCAGTGACATCTTGAAGATGTTCGAAGTTGATAACCATGTTAACTGCTAACTCACGAATCTCATTATACAATGAAGTGTCACGTACTGTCAACCGTTTATCGGTAATCTTTTTCTCACAGTACCATGAGAATTGGCAAGTCTTACCCGTTTTTTGGGTAACTACTCCACAAATGTCATCAGCATAGTTTCCTGTTTGGAGCCTGTTAATCGTTACGAAAGCAACGGCCTTCTGGCCATCAAGTGGCTCATGGGCGGCTTCAAAGTACATATTGTCTGCGAGGCAAGTGACTTGCTTTTGTGTCTCTTTATCTAGAGATTCGTAACTCGCTTTGAATGGTAAGTTGTAAAGATTTACGTTTACCAGTGAAAGGAAAATGATGACTGCGGAGAATGCCATGCTTAAAAGTATTGGTTTACTTTTCATGTTTTCTTCCTAAAATTATGGCGGTTTTTAGAGAACCGCCAAAAAACTCATTCAGCTTAGAAAGCTACAGTAACGCCTGCACCAATAGCACGTTCTTTGATAGTTTGCTGTGAAAGCGAAGCGCCCACATTCAAAGATACTTTGGTTGCAACAGGAATGCTATACGAAGCAAATTCAACTGTTTGTTTTGGGTCTTTGCCGTGGAAATTCACACGAGTCTTAACACCACCAAGCAAGAAACCTGGACCAACTTGTGTGCCAGCGGTAACACCAACTAGACCATACTCATATTGTCCATTAACTGCACCGTTTTTACCGTTGTCATAACCAACACCAACGAATGGTGAAAGTGCTCCAACAGTTTTGCCTGCTGTCAATTCAAGGCTGTTGTACATACCTGAATTATCTGCATAACGAGCTGTACGTGACTGAAGGCCGTATTGGATTCCACCAATTTCCTTACCTGCACGAACGTATTCAGCAACAGACTTTTGCTTTGTAGCACGGTCTGTAACCTGGTCTACGTCAATAGACACGAAATCAGCCGCTGAGGCTGCGAATGCTGCTAGTGCCAAAGTGGCGATTGCGATTTTCTTCATTTAAACTCCTAGTTGTTGAACATGTTGGTTGGTTATTCTGTTACGAGGAAACCAACCGAAACCCTAGGCGCCTTTAATTAGGCAGCCAATGCGAACTTTTCGTCATTTGCATTTATTTTGATTTAGTGTTTACGTCAACTCTGACGGATAGCCCAATATCGTACTTGTTACCCTGTCGAAACCATGGCAGGCCCATTATAAAACACACTATTCCGTTATCCCACGTCTAGAACGATAACTGGGGCTCCGTAGAGCTAATGTGTTTTATGGTGGACCTGGCGGGAGTCGAACCCGCGTCCAGAACACTTTTCTTATACCAAGTTTACTATCATTATTAGCGCACCGATTCGGTGTGCTTACCTTTGAATGATTTCTTTAACAATTTCATCCATAGTTTCTTCGCCTTGTCGAGATTGTGTTGCAACTCGGCACGGTTTAATTTTAGAATTAATTTTTTGACTTTCATTGCTTGATGAGAACCTCTTGCATTACACCATTTACCATAGTGTACTCTTTACGGTACAACACACCATTAATAATAACCAAATTTGGATCACTAATGACTTGTGGTTGTTGCACAATCACTGGTGGTTGTACTATCACATTAGGACGTGACAATTCATAACCGATAACACCACCAATGATTGCTGGCGCTACCCAACCGCTGCCGCCGTAGTATGGTCGGTAGCAACAACCACCGTAACCGTGCCAATGTGCTGATGCAGAACCTGCGACCAACAACATAAAAATACCTAGAATTCCTGATTTCATGGACATATTATATCCTTTCTCGGAGAGTTTGTCAACCGTTTTCTTTGTAGAAAGCGATGTATTCCAACAAGGTATTTATGTGATCCTGCGTCCTTTCAATGAAAATCAGGGGTTCCGAGTTCTCCACAGCCATGATAATCACGATCTGGTCTATACCAAGACCAATCAGTTCTTCATACATGCAAGCATATGCAACACACTGAGCAAAGTAAGAATCAATGTCTTCTTTCTTTTTGATACGTTTGGATGTCTTGAAGTCGATAACAGACAGGACACCATCAAATTCTGCGATACAGTCAACACGGCCGGCCATCTCAAGTTTGAGTGACCACAATGCACATTCTTGATAATGGATGTTATTGATTCTATTCAGATACGGTTTTAGTGGCAGGAACATCTCCAACGCATCAGGCATGATGTTACCTAGCGGTTCATTGTTCAAGTATCTTTCACACAAGGTGTGTACGTTGGTGCCTCTAGATGATGCTTTCTTGGAAACACGATTGGCTTCTTCTGCACCAACACGCTTACGCCATTCCATGATAGCTTTCTTGCCTTTTGCACCAATAACGGTTGTAACCGATGGCAGTTTTACACCATCTGGTGTCGTATAGTAACGCTTACCGTCAGGAAATGTTTGTGATTTCAAGTCAGCTAGGACTTTTGGTGGGCAATAATTAAACATATATTTTATTCGTCTAGGAGTCTTACTATATCATCTTTGAAGGATATTGTCAAGGTTATTCTTGGCATTTTTTTGCTGTGACATGTTACTAAATGAGGTGCACTAACTCTTAGAATAGTAGGCTTTGTTACTTCTACGGACGTTATAGGTTTCAATAAAGATGCAAGGTCTAAGTTCCAAAATTGTGTTCCTCCTGCGGATACATTTGGTTTATATTGCTTAGGAATCTCATAAAACGCAGTCTCTGTATTTTCTGTGTTTATAATAGGAATATTGAGTCTGGCCTTAACTCCATTGTTCTTACCAAAAGTGTGGTCTATATGCAAGGACGAGCCGTAGTTTTGACTAGTTAAGATGGTTGTTTGTATAATTGCAACTTCATTAATTTTACCCAAATGTGCAACAGATTCTATCAGTTCCGGAAAGTATTTTTCAACATCTCTTATTGTGACAGGATTCCAAAATGTATTGTTTTTCAAGTAATTTGGTTTTGATCCATGTTTAGTATAAACATTTACAAAGTAATCATAAATTTTAGGAGCATAGTCTTTATAACCATCAACTTCTATTTGTTTCCAG